GTAGTTGGTGAAGCCGTTACCCAGTGATGTGATCATATCACCACTCATCCGGGTTCCAGGCACCCAGCCCTTGAATGCGCATCCCTGCACTCCGATTGTCTTGTTACTACAGTGGTTCATCGCGCTGAAGACCGAAATCATTTCTTCAGGTAGTCCAAACTTACGATAAAGTTGTGCCTCCACCACCCTAATGATTTCGCTCCTCATGCTTGATTCATAACGACTGTAGTCGGTAGTCACGCACTTACCCCACCACTTCAACTCGTCCTCAATCACCTTCGGACGATCCGCGATTGGAGTGTGCTTGACAGACCACCTGCCGGCTGCCCACCAGTCGTTTAACGGCTGGAGGGCTGGCCCCGCCCAGACCTTGAACTCATCTGTCCTACTGTTGATCAGTCGAGGTGGCTTGAAGTCAGAGTAGAACTCCCGTTTAATAAACGTTTTGTTCTTCTTCAACTTGACAGCACCCAAGCACCTCACGCGATCCCAGACTCTTCGTAGTTCGTCCTTCCTGCCCAGAGAATATGGTCGGGACTGAAGCCAGGCTTCAAACGACCCGTCTGTTACCTGTTCAAACTTTGGTCCATCATACCACTTCTCTAGCCAGTTCTCGACATACGCTTCCAAGAACGCGAGCTTCGCCGGTTCGATTTCCGCAGGACCGACCAGCTTAGCGACTCTATGCTGAAAACCCGTCATGATGTTCTCAGCACTCCTCGTATCCGCTATCGGGGGTACGGCAATTCCCGAGGCAAATTTTGAAATCTGCCTGGCCATTATGTGCTGACACTCTGGCCTTGGGTCCTGCCGCCACCCCGATCCCTTCTTTGCGGGGGGGCAAGGCCCCAAACTGATCCCCGGATCAGTGGAATGGTAGCCATGCACTACCATGCCTCCGGGTTTCCTTTTGGGACCCTGCCCCTGAATACCCTGCGGAGAAGGTATCCATTATGCTCACTGACAATTGCGGCAGCGGTGTACTCCAGCATGTACGCTGCTAGGCTCGCTGGCACATTAACGCTCGTTAAACGCCCCAAGAACCGTTGCAGTTCTTCAGGCTCAAACGTCTGATGCTCCAGTGCCCAGGCCATACCCATGCTGAACCACTGACGCACGATGACTCGCTCAACCTGATGCTCCTCGGTTATCAAGCCAAGAAGTCGGTTACGCGTCACAGTTACATGCGACGCGTAAACAGCTTCCTCGCGTGTCTCCGAGGGTTGATGCAGACAGAGCTTGTCATCGATCCCATCTTTGACCCAGTGCTCTCTGAATGGGACATCGTCAACAAGCCACCCTTCTTCGACCTCTTCCCTCGTCAAGTTCACGGTGCGCGTCTTGTGATCCGGGCGAAGACAAAGACCCACACTTAACTTTGAATCCGTGACCTCGAGCGGAAACTCGACGTGAGGTTCATAGAGTATCGAAGCCCCGCGAGCGATCGCCTTTCTCTTGCGGTACGCCACCACGCCAACAAGCGCGGCGCCAACCACTAGGGTGGCTTTCACTTTCGGGATTCGCTTTAGACTTGAAACTAGACGTTTCTGGACTTCGGCTCGGAAATTGCGAATGAAATTC